TGCAACGCTTCAGTAACAGTAGTTTGTAACTCTCCTGCTATAGCTTGCCTTATTAACTCTATCGGATTCTGTTCAGTCACGTAAGCTATTTTTATTCTTTAGTTTTTTTAGCCTCTTTTGCTTTTGCCGCTGCCAACTTTTTATCTTCGTTCTTAGAATCTTCCGTAATTTTAGCGCGATCATTTGACTCTTTTGATTGGCTCGCTCTAGCTTTTTCATCAACATCTTGCTCTTTTATTCCAACTTCTTTTTCTTTTATATCTAGTTCGCGATCTTTAGCAATAGCGTCATTTTCATTTTTACCAGAAGTGAGTCCGGCGTGTATTTCTGCTACGGCAATTTGAGTTTCACGATCTTTTTCTTTGTTCATGTTTTCGTTATCCAACTTAGCTTGCTCCATTTCTAGTTGAGCTTGTTGTTGCTGCTGCTCTGCTTGTTGCTGTTTCTCAGCTAACTCTTCCATGCGTTGCTCTGCCTTTTTAAGATTAGATTTAATAGACGCAAAGTTTTTAGAATCTAGCATTTCAACAACTGCGGATGCTGGTAAGCCATTTTGAATCATAGATTGACTCATTTGTTTAGCTATTTCTAGTTTTTCTGTTTCTTCTCCAGAGTCAGTAACCCAAATACCATAATTAGATTCCATATGAGACATAGATTCAACATCTAAAAATTCTAATGTACCATCTGGCATCATAAAAGATGATTTCTTACCATCTACCCAAGCTTCTTTAGAATAATCTAGCAAACCTTGTAAATCTCTTTGCTCTAATCTTCCAAACTTTCTAAATAAATCTTCAGTTATATGTGAAGACTGAATTATAGCTTGCTGAGAAGTCGATTTTCCTTCGTAGGTACCTATCTGCCCTTGACGCTGTTTATTGACACCAGAGAGCTTCTCCCACTCTTCCATGATCGAATTTAAAAGTACTATGTACTGCTCAATAGTCTTAATCGACATATCCAAGACAGATTGATGCTGTGGAGATAATGTTACACCCTCTTTGTTGTAATCTACCCACGCAATACCTGTACCTTCTACATAGTACATAAACTTATCCATATCCCACTTCTTTGGGATCATATTAATATCAAATTGTGCAATAATATCCTTTGAACGAGCGATAGCGAGTTCAAGACGATATTTGTATACGTTATATGTTAACTGATAAGGTATACCAATAGAAACTAGTGATATATTTTCAGCATTAATATTTGAATAGCGTCTACCATTAATTGGGAGCTTACAAATTGCTGGATTATCTAAGGATGCTCTTTGGTTTGGTAAAGGGTTTACATCTACATAGATTCTACCGTCAATTTTATGACCACCCCAAACTTCGTTAACCCATAACCATTCTAGCTTACCGCCTTGCTCTTTAAGCTCTGGAGGCATTTTAAACCCGTCTTCTACTTCTATTTCTTCTGGTTGTCCTGTATCAGGATCCATAAATGTTACAAATCCAATACGTTTTCGAGATTTCCAGTAAACAGAAATTACCTCAATTAACCTATTGTTAAATTGATTTGCATTTGGACCTGTAGAACCTACAGATAGCCAAGGTATATGTGAGTTTCCCATTCCGTGAGGCTCTTCTAAGCTCTCAACTTCTTCTGGAGTTAATTCTTCGTAAAAATGATCAATGATTGTAGAAGCATGCACAAACTTTCTAACTAAAGCCCAATCTCCATCTTCGACAAACTCTAAATCTGGATCTAGATCATAGTCTACATCTACTGGATTTAAAATATCATAGAAAGGGTCTCCGTTACGCACACCTCTGTGCGTGTATACTTCTCCTGAAACTAAGTAGTGAAACCAAGCTTTATTTAATTTATCTTTTACTTCTTGAGTAGCCATTACGTAATTTAAGGACGCTTGCCCCATAATTGCGCGGTTATCTACGTAAGAATTATTAAATAACTTTTCTATTTGTTCAGGCATCTCTACCTCGGTAGCATCCATCCCTGTATCTATACCTGCTTCAGCTGCTTTATTAGCAAAATGCTGTTGAAGGTTTCTATAGATCGCTTCGTTCTTTGCTTCTTCTTTTCTAGTAACTGCGTTACCATTAAGAACGCTAACTGTAAAATTTAAAGGTCGTTTAGCTTTCTCACCTAGTAATAAATCTATTACCGGCTTAATTATAGGAAAATTTCTTAGCTGCGAAGGAAAGTTCTTACGAGTTTTACCGTAAGGCTTGAGTAATTGATTGTAATCACTATCATCAATAACTCCGTTATAGAAATCATAGAATTTAGTTAATTCATCTCTTCGTGAAGAAAGGGAAGCTGTGTTAGAAGATAAATCAATATACCCATCTACACACTCTTCTCTCCATTTTTTTGTCTTCTTCGATAGAGGAAGTTTTTGTCTTGGTAGATTATCGTAGCTCATAATTGAACAAATTTACAAAAATTTAGTGGGACTTTAAAACCAATATAAAAATTTTCTTTATAATTATAAATATGCCACTAATGATAGTTAGCATCAAACCAAGAATCATGTGATCGGTCTTCTAATACTTCTTTAACTTCAGTATTATAAAGTTCTCTGGTATGGTACATACCGATCATTAGAGCCATTACTCGGTCAAAATTTCCTTTGTGGTTAAATTTTATTAATTCTTGCAGCAAAGCAAGATCGTATATCTTATTTAAGTTTAAAGTCGTATTCCCGTCTACGTCTTTAGACCTTGGGGTAATTAGCCAATCTCGTATGTAGATTTCCCCTTGTTTTTTTCTTTGCTCAGTCATGTGCATACCGTACTGACGTCTAACTGTTTTAGACTGCAAGCTTTTTTTATCTAGCATCTCAAACTCTACTTGCAATTTGTGGAGCTTGCGGTATCGTTTAGCGTATGCAATTATCTCTCCACGATCATTCTCAAAACCTATCTTACAGCCGTAATACTCAGCTAACATAAATAGGTTCCTGTTATATTCGTCTGATGTATTAGGCCTTCCTATGTAGCTAGCAACAATAATATCATCTGGGCTAGAAACATTGTTTGGACGCTTAATAACATATGCCGCCCCTAGTGACGTACTATCTGCAGATTGATTTTGCCCGTATGGATCATGACAAATAACATACAAGTTCATGGGTACTTGTTGCTTCTCATTTTTATACGGAGACTCATAGATTACAACACCTCCAGTGTTATCGTCTTCCCGTCTATGCGGGTATCTCATAATTTGTTTTAGATCTCCATTCATTCGAAACTTGACTTGCCCTTCCGCGGTGTGGTAGAAAGAGCCTATAGTCCCAAGAGAACTTAAATTTCTAGACTTTACGTAATTGTATTGCTCTTGCAGTGAAGCTACATCAAATAAGTTTGCAGTAACTTGCAGAGTTGCTTCTTGCGGAGAAAAAGGGTGCTCAGCAATGTATTGATCTAATGATTTAGCATCAGCTGCGCCTTTTTTCTTGTTACGCATCTCTGTTTCGTGCTCGACCGCTATAGTCTTAAGAGAGTTACCATTGTCATCTATAAACCCATCTAAGTTTTTATATATAGGTACAAAGTATCCGCACTTAGTCCCCATAGAGCCTTCATCCCAGATATTCGTATAATCCATGCAGTCATATGCAGCTGGATTGTAAAATATCTCTTCCATAGCCTCAAAGTCTGCACCTTCTGTACCACCTGTACCAAAGGCAATCATAAGACCTAATGTTTTAGCCCCTTGACGCATTGTAGGCATAGTTACCTCCCAAGCTTTAAGGAGTCCAGGGAAAGATCCTGCTTCTTCAAAGAATACAAGTTCTCCCGCCTTTCCCCTCACTTTATCTGGATTGTCTTTTAACGATACCCCCATTATTTGGGATTTCATTCCTAATTCAATTTCAATACCATTTACTTTTTTCTTATACCCAGACATCTTACTCATTTCTCTATCTCTTAAACGAGGTTGAGCCCATGCAGTATTGTCATCGATAAACGATAAGAATTCCCACGCTTTCGATAAGAGCCCATCACCAATAAGGTATTCTTTTTGCCCTGCAAATACAAAGTTCTTTGAGTTTTTAACAAAGAAGTAGTTACGAGCAAGCATTGAACCCGCTTTATATGAGTAACCTTTACGACGAGCCTTGAGTACTACCATGTGGCGGTTTGTAGCTCGTGCTTTATCTATCTGTGTGAAGTAATCGTGATCACCGTCATAGAATGATGGGAATGTTCTTTCACGTTTAGATTGTATAGAGCCGTCTGGCATAACTTCGTCTACTGCTCGATCAATTGGGCAATAGTTTAAATAGAAGTAATGAAAACCTGTGATATAAAGGGCATCTTCGGTGCCCTCATCAGCAGTATACCCATACAAGCATCTATTTTTTTCTTCATCCCAGTAAGAGTAATATTCTCTAGTGCCTGGTAGAGCATTAGTATAGTGCGAGTAAGTTTCGAAGTGCACTGCCGCAGGACGGATCCGATTAATATTTTTAAACTTAGAATTTACCACCTACTGAGCCATTTCCTTTTTTAATTATACCACCAAAGCCTTCAAATTTTCCTTTGACAGCCGTCATGTATTTATCACAGCATACAGCTTCTTTACAAACTATATTTCCGTCTTTAACAACTATTGTTTGCGTAGAAAGATCCACTTCTTTATTGCATGCAGTACATTTATATTTTGCCATGGGTTTTCTGCTTTATTTGTAATAATACTTGACATTTTTCATACTCTTCAGTGCTTTCAAAATGTTCTATAACTAAATCTAATGTTTCAGGATCTGTTCCTGTTTCTTTCTCTGGGTCAAACGGTAGTACGTAAGTATGTACTCCGTTTATACTTAAATCTGTTACTAATGTGTCTAATGTTACCCTACCTGTAATAAAATCGTAAGCATTTTCCATTGCCGTGTTAAATTCATCTATTTCTTCTAAAAAATCCATATTACATACTGTATTTATTAACTTCTACTCCACCTCTATTTGGATTGTTAGTCTGCTCTTCTTTTTTAACTATCTCTTCTAATCTAGATAACCCGTCTACTACTTTACCCATCTTTTCTAAATTACCTATTAGATCTTTGGCTGTATATATTGGCTTACCTCTGTCATCTAACTCTGTTAAATCTATTGTCCTAAAGTATTTCTCTAGTTTAGTTACAGACTCAGTAGCAGCTTTTAGTAATTTAACTGCAGAGGTTTCTATAAGTTCTGCATACTTTTTGCACGCAGCTAACACTCTATTTGAGGGAGACCATTTCTTGTCTTCTCCAAATATACTGTTTTTTACTTCAATTTCTCGTTGCCTCCACTCATAAACTGAAAAAGGAGATCTATGATCTACCATAAAGTAGACAAACGAAAGATCATCTGCGTTTAATTTTTGGAATTCTTTTATTTGTAACGCATATGGGCTAGGTACAGCTTTGTTAGCTTTAATATATAGTAAATCATCTTTTAGCTTCATTGCTTAGTTTATTTATGTGGTTAATCCTTTCTTTTTTAGCTGAAAATTTACCAAAGTACGGTAACCGCACAGCCTCAAAAGATCCTTTGGCCATCACATTTTTTACAAACTTAAACTGAAAATTAACTATCTCTTCAACTTTACTAATAGGTAGATTGTATTTTGTAGCTAGCTTATATATTATTTCATTTTTTATCTGGCTCATTATCAGGCTTCTTAGGTTGGGGCAGGTTGGATAAATCTTGCTTCTTCCATTTACCTTCCGGGCAAGTTGTAGTCTTCCATTTAGCTTTGTGCTCTACTAGGCATCCACACTTACCGCATCTCATCATGTGTCTTAATAAATGAGGACACGCATCACAAGTTAACAATCTATCTTTATAATCCTCAGTCGTACAGTTAGGAGCGCCCGCTAAAACATATTTAGATAAATCTTTACCAAAAGACTTCATCATTTTAAATACGTTTGGAGGCTTAACAGATTTTGATGGAGCCGCAGGTTGTCGATCTGGTAAGATCTTTGGCTCTAACGCTTTGTTTACTGGAGCTCCTTTTTTTAAGTTAAGAGCTTGCTTAGTTATTTTGTTCTTATTTTTACTCATAATATTTTTCAATTTGTAATTCTATAACTTCTCCTATTGAGTTTTGCACAATTACAAGTGTATAATTGTATGATATGTGCGTAGTGTAAATATAGTGATCATCTCCTATTACGTTCATTTAGTTATAAATATTTCTACACTTGCCGTAGCCGGATCAAGAAGTTTATTAAACGAATAGTCTTTACCTTTTTTAATAATGACTCCTTTCTTTTTAAATCGCTTTACGTAGTTATTTAAAGTATTGTAATCTACAATATTTAATTTTTTTGCTACAAGCTTTTTAATTGCTACATGACACACATTAGACATTTCTAAAGTAACTTCTTTATTAGCATCTATAAACTCGGATAGAATTCGTAACTCTTTAGGTGTTAAATTAAAAAGACCGTTCCACAATCTTACATACTTATAAGTTGTATCTATTTTGACAGTTATTCTTTTCTTATTGCTCATAATCTTCGTCCATTTCTACTTCGATGCTAACTACAAAACCAGTAGGAGATATACTTAATGCTGTATTCCATCCTTTAACCATTCCTACTGCATCAAGATCAGTTATTTTTTCTTCAAATTTAAGTACAGTAGTTAACCATTCGTATACAGTATCTACCTCTACGCTACTGGTTATCATTCTTTACCTATAATTTGATACTCATTAATTAATAAGCAGTTTTGACCTTCAATAGGCATTTGAATAGCTTCTGTTCTAGGATCTATTATAGCAGTATCTCCTACCTTTACAAAATGGCATTGACCGCCTACGGCTAGCACTTTAAGAATATTACTCTTAGCACGAGATCTAACTGTAGTCTCATCTAATAGTATTCCTGATTCAGTTTCGTTTGAAGTTGGATCGGGTAGAACTACCCAGTTACTGTTTGGTGTAAATTTCATCGTATATATTTTTAGTTTCCACAAATATATAAAAGTTTCTGCTACAATACAAAGGTTTTTTAAAAAGGATCCAAAAAGACAGAGTTATCCCCCTTGGATTTTGGATTTCAAGTGTGATTTCAGCTGTTAGCAGTGCTCCCATTGGGGACCCAAGGATAATAATACTGGTGTTAATTCACCGCACTTACCTGTGTGCAATTTATCCTAACTAAAGCCTATACGTTACTCTTTCGAAGCTGTTGGAGAAAACTCTATTCCTTATTTAGGAACTACAATCCAACGTCTGACCCCTTTTTTGGCTACCCAGGGGTGATACTTATAAAGTGCTTCTGTGCAAATATAATCAATTAATATTAACTTCCGCAGTTTTCACAATTTTCTTGATCCTCTATAGAACAAGCTGGTTGATCTTTTTCTGTTAAATCTTTCATATAGTCATCAAAAGTATTATTGTCTTTTTTCTGACACTTACATTCTTCATTTTTTCCACACTTACATGCCATAATTTTTTTTATTTAGGGGTTAAAAAAGACCCCGTTGATAGCGAGGTCTTTAGTATTTTCCGTACCTGGTTGTAATGGTGCAATGGTAAAACACAGTATCAAATGACACCTGCCCTAGCCAACCGTTCCTATAAAACTCTTAGGATAGCGAAATTCCTTGTCCTTACAAAGATAAATATCCTGGTAAGATTAAAAAATTTTTGGGGGAAAAATTTTAAAATTTGTTTTAGGGTTGAATGCGGTAACCAACTAAAACAGCGACCCCCATCATTTTTTGGCCTCTGGCCACCCCCCGGGGTTAATCGTTCCACTAATTTAAATTTTTATTTGCTATGGCAAACAAAAAGAAAGGTGCTAAGCACCATTATGGTAAGATCCTATCAATAGAATCTGTACCTTCAAAGAAGACCAAGGTCACCTTTGTTATACACTTTAGATGCTCACGCACCAAGTGTGAAGATTCATTACTAATCTTCAAAAAGACCCATACATA